AATTTCTGAGTGATATTGTCAATCACATTAGCTCCATGACTCCGGATCTCCTCAGCACAAACGGAGCGCTTACCATGCAGAAATTCTCCCGTCAGACAAACGTTAGCTCCGGCAAGATTTAAAGATTCAATCGTATCTATGGGGAGCTGGGTCGATAGGCCATCCACAATTCCTGATTCCAGATCGCATCCAGTAAATGAGATAAGGGCCTGGCGAAGTTGAGCTCTTTCATCTTCGGTGATCTCACCGTCACGAAGGATATCTTCTACGAGGGTGTAGAGCTCCTTGCCGGGGTAGTTGTTTTTGAGCGCTCCATTGACTGATAAAAACCATCGAAGATATTTGATTTCGTCGTCATTGAGCTGAGCATCAGCCAAGATCCCCTTGCATAACCCTTCAAGCAAGTGCCTGTCTGATTCAATGGAGTCGAGTTGTAGATAAGGGAGGTCGATTAAGTCTTTCTGTATTTTAATGAGGTCTGCTTTGAGGAATTTCATTTCTGTCGGATCGATGACACCGTCAGAGAGAACATCAGCTATGCGATGCCGTATGGCTTTAACGCAATAGTTATCACTTATTTCCTGTGATTCAAGTAGCCAGGTATCGAGATAAAGCATTTCTTTTTGGGTCACTTCGCCATCACTAAGTATTCCATCAATGATACTGATGAGATTAGTGAAAGCTTTATCCCTGTTACTGAAGTAATGGAAACGAGAGTGCTCACTCATATCAAGACCTCTATGCATGTGTAGAAAATTAAAAGAAAAAGGAACCCACAAGGAAGCCAGCAATAAAGCAGGCAGCAATTTCTTTTGGATAAGTTTTTAAAAACTCAATGAAATTGAGCTTCGATGTGGTTAGCTCATCAGTAACTTGCGATGCCGCTTGAGTTTGTTGATCGAGCCAGGAAAGAGCCATTTGGAGTTGTGGCCGGGTAAGATCATTCAGTCTGCCGGTCCCGAAATTCACGTGACAGAAACGGATTAACTTTTGGCGCAAATCGTTATCAGTGCTGTTACGCAGCAGTAAACTAACAAGTGCCTTGCTCGCATCCTTGTCTTTACCGCGATCAGCCATTGCTTGCAGGTAGCTAACAGCTGTCTGATATTGATTGACGGTCATCTCTTCAATACTTGAAACACCAATCTCAGCATGTACTTTTTGCCAGACTTCATATGCTTCAGAATTAGAGATCTCAGAGACTGCCGCGACAAGGGCATTCAGTTCTTTTCTTTGCGCCTTGACGAGCGGCCGCTCGTCATGAGTATCTGAGGGGATCGCGATGTTGATGGTGTGACGACCATCAAATTTATCTATTTGAACGCGGTTTTCTGTGAAGTCGCGTCCAGCTATCCGGTTTTGATCTCCTGAGGAATTCATTTCCATACTGCTTCCCTATTTATTGTTTTCGTTATAATCCCTGCCAGCCACTCGGTTACCACTACCAGACACCGTTATTGAATCCGAAGCGGCATTGCCTGCGTTTAACGCTGCTAGCGCCGCTGCTTTGACCGCTAGCGGAGCTTGTCTAAATAGATTAATCAACTCCTGTTCATCTGGAGAAAGGCTCTCCGCAGACCTTATCCCTGTAACGATGTACTGGATATCCGCACCAAATTTTGCTATTGCGGAAAGGTATGTGGAATCAGGATTTCGCTCTCCTTTTTCATAATTGAGCTGAGCTTGTTTTCTAACACCACCTATCTCGCCAAGCGCAGCCTGACTCAGTCCCAAGCGTACGCGCTCTTCTTTGAGACGTTCTCCTGTACTCGTTTGCATTCAATAATCCTTGACAGGTACTCATTTGGGTACCAGAATGTAAATCACAGACACTTAGCAGATCACAATATACCACTATGACACAAGTACAAAACACACAGCGGGCGCGTACGCCCAAAAACAGCGTAGCTGGCGGTTCTTTGCCACTGCGTTTGTCCCCTGAAGAACGCTCAGAGATCGAGACCATGGCAGAGGCTGAGTGTCGTTCAGCATCCAACATGGTACGCATCGTCTTTTTGCGTGGCCTTGAATCCATGAAATCTGAGCCGCAACAGAATTCTGGTAATTAATATCGTAAATCGAGGTAAAAATGACGGGCGTAACCATCAATATGAATGTTGCAGCTCCTTATATATCTCTGAAGGAGTATTCCAGAATAACCGGGATTCCATTCGAAACATGTCGGCTAATGGTTCGTGATGGCAGAATAATTGTCAGACCTAAAGAGCTGGCGGGGGGCAAGGTGGAAGTAAACATGATCGCCATGCTCAAAGATGCAATAGCCAATAGCTAACAGTTCAATTATTCAGTGGGGCAGGGCGCATGCTTGTTCAACTCAACAGCAAAACAGCAATCTATCGCGGCTTCACAATCCTGAAGCTGCCACGCAAAAAACCGTATTCGCGCCAGCGTTACCAAATCACCAAAGATGGTAATTATCTGGGGCTGGACTTCGGATTGTCTCAGGCTCGACAGACTATCGATCAGCTACATCGGAGGCATTAATGACAACTTCAACAGCAGCAGTTATGGAAGCGCGAAACCGTTTGAATGCTAACAGGCAAAATGGTGCGCGCACTTTATCGCGTGGTGGTTACGGCCCCGATCATCAATACAGCAGATCGCGTAATGTTGTTCAGGTTATGGCTCTTTCCGATATTGCGCGAAATGGTTTTGAGGTGCGTTGTAAAGAAACAGGCATTAAATTTTCAATTCTTCCAGGTGGCTCAATTTGCGAATTATTCACCGCAGAATTAGAAGCGTACTGGAATAGCGGCACGCGCTGATTTAATAACGGCACTATGAACTGATTTATATACGGCATTTTTTGCCGGGGCTTCGCTTTATCTTTTTTCAGGGGATTGAACATGCCAATTCAAACAAATGACCGCGCGCACCTGCTTGGGTTGTTGCGTATCAAATTAAACCTGATGAAGAAAGAAAAGCTTTCCACTAATGAAATTTACCGCTGCCTGGAGGATTGGATCGTCAACAGAGAACAGGTCGCAGTAAACAAGGAGCGTAAAAATGGTTAACTCCCCTCTTATCTGGGCGGGCGGCAAGTCTCGCGCTATGTCGCATGTGCTTGATGCTTTGCCCCAAGGTGATTGCCTGGTTGAGCCTTTCGTGGGCAGTGGCAGTGTTTTCCTGAATACTGACTATAAGACTTATATTCTGTGCGATAGCAATGCCGCGCTTATCAATTTTTATTCGATTCTGAAAAGTAACACTGAAGGTTTGTTGAATGCCGCCGCTGAACTTTTTGAAGGCGGAAATAATAAAGAATCATATTATCAGTATCGAAATGAATTTAATGTATTCAATCGTGATTTTCGTTCTTGCACTGATAATAAAGGGCGCGATAACAGGCTGTATTACCCTGAAGAGTTTATAAGATTCGCCGCCCTATTCCTTTATCTGAATCGTCACTGCTATAACGGTTTGTATCGTGTAAATGCAAAGAATGAATTCAATGTACCTTTTGGACATCGCCGCAAGCCAATTTTCCCTGTGGCGGAGATTCAGCACTTTGCTAAAAGGGCATATGAGAAAGGCGCTCAGTTTCTTTGTGCGGATTTCCGCTACACCATTCCTGTTGCCAGCCGTCTATTTGAAAACACAGTAATTTACTGTGATCCGCCATACCTGCCAGCCAGCGCAACAGCTGATTTCACAGCTTATGGAAAGCCCTTCACGGCAATTGATCACCGTGACCTGGTTGGGGCATTAATCGCCGCTCATAACAATGAAGGTTGTGTGTCCGTTTTTTCAGGCAGTGACACCGCGGACACGCGCCAAATTTATTACCCGTTCACACTTAAGCCTTTTGAAGTTCGGCGCTCAGTTGGGGCTAAAACTCGTAATCTGGCTGGCGAGGTGATTGGCACTCTGCGTGTCTGTGATTGCTGTGGGCGCGTAGGCGGTGGCTGTCCTGATTGTGGTGCTGTAATGGGCGATACGACTTTTTCAGAAATGGTGGCTTCTGGTGCTTTTGAAGATCAGGAGGTGTTCTGATGAATACAGTTGAGGCGGTAGTAACTAAGGTTCTGGAGGTACGCCCATACCGTAATTTCTGGATCACGCGCGTTGAAGTTCTTAGTGAGGATGGTTACAGCCACACCGAGATAATCAGTTATTCCGAACGTGACGCGCGGGAAGTAAAGCCCGGCGACACTGTGACAATCTAGGGTGAGCCGGTGACTCAGGCGCGTCGTGTTCACTCTATGACTACGGATAAACCGGGCAGCTTTAACGAGGCGACCCGGTACGCCTATCCGTGGAATGAACCCAAACAGGCCATTGCTGTCGATAAGACTCCCGCTGTTGATCTATATGAACTGGGTCAAGAGCAGGAGTTTTTCGCGTGGGTTGAAGATACCCTCAAGCCACTACCTACATTTATCCGCCGCCGCGTTTCCTCCCGCATAAATGCCGTACACGCTGACAAAGGGCGTCACATCGCAAAGTTAACCCTTCGCAATATCGTGGCACGCGACCTTCCCCACGTGCGAGCAGTTACAGAGCAATACGCCGTGCCTGTTGGCAGCGACTGGATCATTTCTTCCGAATTAAACCCACTGTTTCATACGTTTGAAAACCTTCGTGAGCTAACGCGCCGGTTCAATCAGTTGGCTGACAGCACGGACGAAGATATTGATTTACTTGCTCAGGATATCGCTATTTATGCAAATGCTGCCTTAGCTGAAGTGAGTGAAACCTGTGCTGTACTTAGCCCTGTGGATTACAGCAAACGAATGCTGCGTGAAGGCTCAAGGTTAATTGCTTACTTCGGGCTAATCGCGCCCTGGGCTTCACGGCGCAAAATGCCACTTGATGAAATGGCAGCTTCAATTCGAAAAATTCTTGATGATCGTTTTTGGTCACGCCTGCTGCGAAAGTACGCGCGCCGCTGGCGTGAACATCTGCATATTGCCTTTGGTGATGTGCGCCGCGATGTTTCCCCCTATTGCAGCAAAAATCACGTTAAACAGTGGGATGCGCGCCGCAAACGTAGCAGGGAAATCATGAGCCGCCTGGAACTTGAAGATCAGGTTACTGGTGAGCGCATGTCGCTGATAGAGCAGATTGATAAAAGCGTATCGAACCCTGAAAAACGCCGTGTAGAACTTATGACGCGTATTGGTGGTTTTGAGAAGGTGGCAACGGAAAGCGGTTATGCCGGAAGTTTCTTCACGCTCACGGCCCCATCTAAATATCATGCCTATACCGCGTTTGGACACCGTAACCACAAGTGGAACGGAGCAAGCCCACGCCGTTCACAGCGGTATCTCAATCAAATTTGGCAACAGATTCGCGCTGAACTCGCACGCCGCGAAATTCCTGTTTTCGGTCTTCGCGTCGCTGAATCCCATCATGACGGTACTCCGCACTGGCATGGCCTGCTGTTTACAGCCCCAGAGCACACTGCGGAGTTGAAAGAGGTTATGGAAGACTACGCAACGCGTGAGGATGCGGAAGAGTTAACTGGCAAGTCTGGTAAGCAGCCCCGCTTTGAACTTAAGCCGATTGATCCAGCTCTTGGTAGCGCTACGGGTTATGTCGTCAAATACATCTCAAAAAACATTGATGGTTACGCTCTTGACGGCGAGAGCGATCATGAAAGTGGACGCCCTCTGAAGGAAACCGCTAAGCACGCAACGGCTTGGGCGTCATGCTGGGGCATACGGCAATTCCAGTTTTTAGGGGGAGCGCCAGTGTCAGTCTGGCGTGAGCTGCGTCGCCTGAGAAATCAGGAGTTAGCTGACAAAGTTAGCCCTGTCTTTGGAGAGCTGCATCGCGCGGCTCATGCGGGAGATTGGCAGGATTACATCACTTTGCAGGGTGGCCCTTTTGTTTCCCGCTCCAGGCTTGTCCTCCGCGCCTGGTATCAATACAAAAACGAGCCGACCAGCTACGGCGAATATCAGAAAGCTATTAAGGGTCTGGTTATGCCTGCGTCCAGCATTCCCCCCGTTGAAACGCGCCCCCATTCTTATCGCATTGTGAAGATGAAACCCAAATTTTCAGACCGCGTAGATCCGGTTTTTGACCTTAAGGGTGCGTCTGCGCCCTCTTGGACTCGTGTCAATAACTGTACCGAGTACAAAAAAAGAACGAATTCACCGCCCGGATCACCGTCATTAATGAAAGTGCCAACAGAGCGGGAAGGGCCGGAACAGTTTGAGCTCGGTCAGTGGACCCAGGAACAGCGAAAACAATTACGTGAAAGCCTTCATAACTACAAACCGCAACGGCAGAAATCCCCTGCTGATGAGTATGAGGAGTTGGCGCGCAGTATTACCTGCGGTGAATGTTCTGAATATGACTACCAGCGGGCAGAAAGTTATCTCAAAGCTGCCTACGCGCTCAGGTTGCAGGAGCTGGTTTTATAACCTGCAATTGCTGGTCTGGCGAGGCTGGTTCAGTCATAGGCACAGGTCAAGAAGGTGCAAATCAATAAACCACTTCAGACTATGCAATTGGCGCGCGGTGATATAGTTTATCGAGCTAATTGTATTACGGGAAAAATGTCTGCTGTCGAGACTGCATCTTCATCATCTCGCCACTTACCACATCAAGTGACAGGCCAATCAAGTATCAAGGTCAGAAATTTCCCTTTCGAAAGAGATAAATCAATTGCAGAGCTGATGGTTTAGTTAAATGCTTGAAAATTGTTATTATGTGATCCACTTCACGTTTGATAAATTGTTGCTTATTTCTAGAATATGGGACAGTATATGTAGGCTTACAATTGATATTAAAAGAGAAAACTATGACCAATAAGAATATTGACGATAACGAAATCGAAGAGTGGTTTGACGAAGAAGGGGATGAGACTGAAAAAAACACCTCAACTCCCGCT